AGGTAGTTCTTGAGCGCCGCCTGGTAGAGCGGGTCATCGAAGATGGTGGAGTAGTAACCGGGCTTCGCCTTGTCCTCCTGCTGCGGCCAGCCCTGCTGGGTGATCGTGTCGGTCAGCCCTTGCGTGTAGTCGGGACCGGGGCTGTAGGTGCGTCCCGGCTGTGTCGCCCAGCCCTGGTTTCCCCAGTCGCCCGCGTTGATGGTGGCGCTGCCGAGATCGCCGGGTGGGGCGTAGATCTGCTGGCCGGCGTAGTTGCCGATCACCGGGTTGGAGATCTGCGGGTGCGCGAGTCCACCGGCGCCGAGGCGCTGACCGGCCAGACCGGTGTCCTGCAGGATGCCGCCTGTCGAAGGTTTCGGCAGAGGCTTCGGCTTGGGAAAGTCGGTGACGAACGGGACGAACTTCTTGACTGCCAAGTTCGCCTCCTCTCAGGCGACGATGATGAAGTTGACGGTGATGAAACCGGGACGGTCGACGGGCGCACCGGACTGCGGGCCGACGGTGACGGCGGGAGCCTCGGCGGCGATGGTGGCAGCGGAGTTGTCGGTGCCCGCATCGTGGATCGGGCCTGCGCCCTGCATGATCGAGTACGCCGTGCCACCTGGTGTGAGCGAGTACACGTCACGCCCGACGGTGTGCGAATGGACGCCGCCGCCGTGGGAGTGCGACGCGGTCACGCCGCTGTGACCGTGCGAGGGACCACGCTGCCCCAACGGCTTCCCTTCGTTGGCGCCCAGCGTGTTCACCTCGGCCTTGGAGCCTCGCCCGACCGGGAAGCGCTCCTGGATGTCGGGCACGTTGAACGTGTTCGCGTCCGGGGCGCCGTAGGTGGTGCCGATCGCCTGGTAGAGGCGTTGTTCGGCGGCGCGCGTGTAGGCGCCGCCGTCGCACATCTTCGAGCCGGTGGGGGCGGCGGTGCCGCCGTACGGGAGAATCAAACCGGCGGGCAGGGTGCCGAGCGTCCCGCCTCCACCAACCCCGGTGATGCCGAGCAGGGTGGTCAGGCCTTGGATCGCACCCAGCGGCAGCGACAGGTCGCTGGTTTCCAGGTAGCTGACCAGCCAGGTTTTGAACTGGATCGGCAGCGAGAACGGGTCGGACAAAAGCCGTTGCAGCAGCTGGTATTCCTGGGCGGTGAGCGGACGCTGATCCTGCGCACCGGTGCCACCGGCCGAGCCAAGCCCCGGCTGGTCGACGGTGCTCACAGCGTGGACGGCTCCAGCGCCTGCGAGTCGACGGCCAGGTCGTAGATGCGGTTGACGGTGGCGGGCTGGGTTTGACGGACACGCAGCGCCACCCCGTACGGGGCGCGCCAGATCGGGAGGCGGTAACGGGTGTAGGTGGTGGTGGGCGGCAGCGAGCCCATCACCGTGTAGTTGAGGCCGGATGGTCCGGTGAGGAAGCTGAACTCGAGCACCGGCGCGACAGCGGCCAGCACCTCGGGCGGCGCGAGCGGCGGACCGCTCGACTCTGCCCCCAGGCTGGTGGTGCGCACGTCGTAGGAGAGGTAGGCGAAACGGGAACGCTTGCGGCCTTCGCGGCCCATCCGGTACCAGGGTGTCTCCAGCACCGGCAGCACCGCCACGCCGTCGGCGTCGTAGATCGGCCCGCTCGAGGTGGTGGCCGGGAAGAACGTCGGGCCGATACGAGCGAGACGGTTGGTGCCGTACATGCCCGCCCACACCCGTTCCATCCCCAGGCCTCCGGTGGAGGCGACGTAGGAGAGCGCGTAGACGTTGGCGAAGCGGAACCATTGACGGCGGTTCAGGTCGCAGATCAACGTGGTCGCGCCGCTCGCGGTGCGGACGGTGATGATGTAGTAGTCGAGGAAGGTGCAGGCGGCGAGCGAAACCTTGAGGGCGTACAGGTTGCGCCAGAAGTAGAGGATGCCGCCCTGCGAGGCTATGTTGCGGATGACGGCGCCGTCGGTGACATGGACACCGTGCTCGTCCGCGAACAGCACGTTGTCCTGCCAGGAGGCGATCGTCTTCGGGTCGGTGCAGCCGACACGGTCGAACAGCGGCTCCAGCGCCATGTCGCCTTCGGTGCCGGTGTGGGTGGGGGTGGTGCCGCGGATGCGCTCAGTGGTGCCGGCGTGGAAAACGATGACGACGGAGCGCAAAGCCGCCAGCCCGGTGACCGGCGCCCGTGAAGGCAGGTTGGAGGTGCTGTCCCACACTCCTGCCGGGTTGCCGGGGAGGCTGAAACGGATGACGTGCGGCTCGCTGGGCATGCCGCTCACCACCACGTACTGGTGCCAGTAGGTGCCGACTTTCGCCTTCGGCGCGCCCGAATCCATGCGCCCGATCAGGAGCGTCCCGGACGGGCAGGAGATCAGCTGCGGGACCTGCAACCCGGCGCCGTCGAAGGAGACGACGGAGGTGCCCGCCTGAATCGGGTTCTGGATGATCGTGTCGCAGGCGCCGCGGTCGTTGACGCCGTAGGGGCTGTTCTGGTCGACCTCGTACCAGTGGTTGTTCGAGGCGGCGATCAGCAATCTGTCGCCGCCGCTGGCGAACGAGCCGAGGATGCCGCCGAGCGCGTCGCCGCCCATCACATCCGAACCCCAGGCCCAACCACCACGGCCGGTGAGGATGGCGTCGATGATCAGCGGCACGTAGTCGACCACGTCCCACAGGTACCCGGAGGGCATCTGGTCGCGGGGGAAGTCGCGGGCGAAACCGTGCGGTTGTCCGAGCAGGCTTCTGGGTGCGGCCATCAGCCCACCCAGGCGCCTCGGTCTGCGACCGGGCTGAGGCTGACGCGGCGCGGCGCGGCGCGCGCGGTGCCGCGCTTGTTCACCAGCTTGCGGATCTCGCGCAGCCTGCCGCCGTTCCCGTCGGAGCCTTCGTAGAGGACGCGGTAGCGCTCACCGATCTGCGAGCTCCCGTCGTCGGTGTAGTCGGCGCAGCGCGAGAGGGCGAACAGTTCGATGGCGTCCTGGAACTCCTCCGGGATCGCGCCGAAGTTCTCGTCGCCGGGTGAGTCGTCGTCGGAGTCCATCTTCCCCGGCCGCAGCACCGCCCACACGTCGACCACGCCGTCGTCGGGGGGCGGGTTGAGACGCAGGATGTCGGAGCGGATCAGCGTGAACGACGGTCCGCTCGTCTGGTCGCGTCGCGCCCTGCGCGTTGCTCCGTCATCGACATCGACCAGGGAGAGGAGCGAATGGTCGAGCGTGTAGGTGTCCACACCGGCCTGGGTGTGCAGATGGACGCAGCGGACGACGCAACGTGTGCGCGAGAGCAGATCGATGGTGCCGCGGTAGAGCATGTCCTGGACGAGCGGCACCTCGTTGTAGGCGTCGATCTGCTGGAGTCCCAACCACTGCTGGACACGGGTCGTCATCTCCCCTCTGGTCATGGGCCTCCTAGAGCCAGCCCGCATAGCGGGCGTAGAGAAAGATCGACAGGACGAGCGCGAGCGCCGCCAGGCGGCGGCTCAACTCTTGATGCAGGTGAAGATCGTCGTCTGCCCGCCGGGATGGTTGATCACCAGGTTGCCGAAGACGAAGCCGGTCGGGCATTCCAGTTGTCCGGCGGGACCCTGCGGACCCGTGGGTCCCTGGGGTCCGGTGGCGACGTTGACGGTGGTGGTGATCTGCGGAGCGGGAGCGGCGCCGAAGCTGACGGCGACGAAGTAGCCGCAGACGGCGGCGAGCGCGATCGCGAAGGCGAGCAGGATCTGCGGCAGCCGTCTACTCATGCATCTCGAACCCTTCGTGCATCGCTTTTTTCACTTCCTCGATTCGCTGTTCGCAGTCTGCCTTGGCGCGGCGGCGGGCGATCTTGGAGCCGATGACGGCGCTGATGATCGCGGCACCACCGGAGAGGAACGCTCCGATCTCTGACAGGTCAAGGCTCACCGTTGCGTCTGTGGTCTTCGCGCTGGGCAACGAGGGTGCCGAGCACACCGACGCAGGCCGAGGCGACGGCGAACGCACCGGCGCTCGAGTAGCCGGTGATGGCGAGCGCGACGCCGGCGGCGATCCCGGCGACGGCGATCACGCCGAGCAACACCAGAAAAAGGTTGGCGGTGCTCACGGCTCTGCGACGTTGACGAACACTGTCGCCTGGTCGGGGACACGGCGGGTTCGCCTCATGACCTCGCCGCCGTTGGAGTTGTCGCTGACAGAGGTGTTGCCTTCGATGGCGGTGAAGGTGGAACCGGAGCCTTGCGCCCACGATTCGAACAGGCCCGTATGGTCGTACTCACCGTCGAAGCTCCAGTCGTACAGAACGAGCGATCCTGGCTTCGGGTCGGAGGTGATCGACAGGCCGCGTCTGCCCGCTCGAGCGTCGGAGAGGATGTACGGGACATAGGCGTAGTAGGTGCCTTTGCCGAACGTCTTGGTTGGCTTGCCGCCGGTCTGATCGGCCCAGGTGACGAACATGGCGCACCACGGCCCGACCATGCCGTACCACTCGGTGTACTTGCACTGATTGCTGTTCGCTGGGTTCTCTTTGACGCCCAGCTGCGTGATCGCCTGCTTGAGGCGGGCCTGGGCGCTCGAGCTCGAGGAAGGCGACGGAGGCTCCTTGCCTTTGAAGCGGTCGTAGGCCTGGTTGATCAACTCGACGGAGCGGGCGTCCATCGCATGCTCCCCGGCATGCGGCCAGCCGTCCGGGATGATGACGCTGCGCCAGAGGTTGAACGTCTTCTGGCCCACGTAACCGGTGGCGGGAGACACCCTCCCTTGCCGCTGTGTCCCCGCCACCCCTGACTCGCTGGCCTGACCGCCGGCCTTCCCTGTCGCGAACTGCTTCGAGTAGGCCTGGTCGAAGGCCTGCCACTGCCATCTGCGTAGGCGGGAGACTGTGCGCTTGTAGGCCTCTACGTCAGAGCCGTCGCTGGAGGCGGGGTGGCCGTCCGGATTGCCGGGGTAGTACAACGGCCGCGGGAAGCCTTTCACCGCCACCATCGGTGCGCCCGGATACGGCTCCTCCCACCAGTTGCTCATCAGCTTTTGCTGGTGCTCGCCGTCGTCTGGGCGGGGGCAGCTGCTGCCTGTGTTTCCGCCTTCGCGGCCTTCTCGGCCTCGGCGCGCGCGTCCTTGACCGCCTTGTCCTCGGCGTCCTCGGCGGCGGTGGCCTCGTCCTCCTGCGCCTGCACCAGTTCGTCGTAGGCCTTCTGCGTCTCCTCCGGGTAGACCGCGTCCGGGTTCTCGCGGAAGCTGAGATCAGGGCCGACGTAGGACGACTGCGGATGCCCCGCCGGGAGCTT